CAGCGCCTCGTCAGCTTGCCCGTGCATCTGCGCGGGAAAGTGCTGTACGCGCTGCTGCGCAAGGCAGCCTGGCCCATCGTCAAGGCGGCCAAGGCCAATGCGCCGGTAGCGAAGAAGGCGACCAGGCGCGTCATTCCTGGACTGATTCGCAGGACCATCGGCGTCACCCGCAGCAAGATCAAGAACCCGTCGCGCGGCGAGTTTGGCGTATTCATCCAGCCTAAAACGCCGGGCAGCATCAAGTCGCTGCAGCGCCGCGCCAGAAAGCATGGCAAGGCTGTCAACTTCGGCGACCCGTTCTACTACAAGTTCCAGGAATTCGGCTTCCACGCCGTCGGCCGCAAGCGCATCAGCGGCGGCCGGCGCACGCGCGCGGCCAAGCTGTCGAGCGGCGCCTATCGGTTCGTGCCCGGCAAGGAATTCCTCGGCAAGGCGTTTGCCGCGCACAAGGACGAAGCGCTGCGCGTCATCAACGCCGGCATCGTCGACGCAATCGCAAAGAAGTTCGATAAAAAGGTCTGACCATGGCTGCCGCATTAACCGTTGACCTCAACGCGCGCATCGCGCAGTTCGAAACCGAGATGAAGCGGGCGACCTCTACGCTCGACAAGTTCGGCAAGCGCGGCGACGAAACCGCCACCCTGCTGCGCAACACCTTCAAGACCATCGGCGGCGCCTACCTGGCGCGCGAGCTGGTCGGCGTGGCCAAGGCAGGCATCGATGCGGCGGACGGGTTCGCCAAGATGTCGACGCGCACCGGCATCGCCACCAATGATCTTGCCAGCTTCCAGCTCGCTGCCGATTCAGCCGACACCAGCATGGAAGGCGTTGCCAAGGGGCTCGGCAAGCTCAACCGCAGCATCGGCGAGGCGGAAAACGGCAACAAGCTGATCTCCGCGTCGCTGAAGCAGCTCGGCATCACAGCCAAGGACCCGAAAGAAGCGTTCTACCAGTTGGCCGACGCCACCGAGCGCATCCAGGACCCGACCAAACGCGCCTACCTGCTCAACAACGTGCTCGGCAAAAGCTACGAGGAGCTGGTGCCGCTGCTGGCGCAAGGCGGCGACGCGCTGCGCAAGCAGGCCGAAGCGTCCGAGACGTTCGCGCAGACGATGGCAAGGCTGGCGCCGGATGCCGAGAAGTTCAACGACAACCTGACCGAACTGCAGCAGAACGCATCGCTGGCAGCGGCATCGATCCTGACAGACCTGGTGCCGGCGATGAACGCCGTGCTGGAAAACGTCAAGCAGGCGATCTCGCTGAAGAACAGCGGTTTCGGGTTCTTCCAGCTTCTCGGCTTCGGCGTCAACCCGACGCAGAATCCTGCCGACCAGTTGAAGGCGGTCAACGCCGAGCTGGCCGAAACGGAAAAGAACCTCGCCGTCATCTCGAAGAACAAGTTTCTCGACACGTCAGAGATCGAGAAGAAGGTCGCCGACCTCAAGCGCCTACGCGGTGTGCTGATCGACCAGGTGGTCACCGGCGTTCAAAAGCCGTTCGACACCGAAGCGCTCAAGCTCATCAAGCGCAACCGCATCGGCGGCGCTGGTAGCATCACGGCCGGCGGAAGCAAATCCGCAGGCGGAAGCCAGTCCGACCCGCTCTCCAGCCTGCTCGCCTCCACCGACATCGGCAAGCTGGCCGCCTTCGATAAGCAGGTGGCGCTGCTCAATGCGCGCTTCGACGGCGGGCGCAAGAATGCCGAGCTGTACGCGCAGGCGATGACCAAGCTGGTCGAGTCGACGTTTTCGAGCAACTTCTCCGATTATGCCAAGCAGCTCGCCGAGCAGGACGAGACGCAGCGCATGGTTGCGGAGCATATGCTTGACACGGAAAACGCCATCAATGCGCAAAAGCAGGAATGGATAGATGCCGGCAAGGCTATTGAGGAGCAGTACAAGCCTGGGCTTGTTCAGCTCGAAGAACGTCTCGCCTATCTGGACGAGCTGTTTCGTCGCAACCTGATTTCCGCAGAAGCGCTCAGTGCTGGATATGCGGATGCCTTCGACAATGTCGGAAAGTCGACTAAGAAAGCGGCAGAAGAAATGGACGTTTTCGCCAAGACCGCCGCCAAGAACATCCAGAACAGCTTCGCCGACTTCCTGTTCGATCCGTTCGACGACGGCCTGAAGTCGATGGCGCAGAAGTTCGGCGATACGATCAAGCGCATGATCGCGGACGCCGTGGCGGCCGATCTCACGCGCTCGCTGTTCGGCGACCTGGTAGATGGCGGCAGTGGATCAGGCGTTGCCGGCGGGTGGCTGAAGTCGATCGGGTCGCTGTTCGGCTTCGCCAACGGCGGCATCATGAGCAGCGCCGGGCCGCTGCCGCTGCACAGCTATGCATCGGGCGGCATCGCCAACACGCCGCAGCTCGCGCTGTTCGGCGAGGGGCGCATGAACGAGGCCTATGTACCGCTGCCGGACGGCCGCAATATCCCGGTGAAGATGCAGGGCGGCGGCGGCCACACCATCAATGTCTATGTCAACGGCACCAGCGCGCCGGACGTGCGCCGCGCCGCCGGCCAGGGCGCGCGCGAGGCGCTAGGCATGCTGGAAGGAGCGCGGCGCTATGGTTGAGGTGGATTACGTGCGCCGCGCCGCCAGCCAGGGCGCGCGCGAAGCGCTTGACGGCAGATCACCAAACAGCCCTTCGACAAGCTCAGGGCGAACGGATTTAGATAATGGCTGAATTCCTCGAAGAACGCCTGCCCATCGGCGTGCGCGCCGGCGCGAGCTACGCCGACGAATACACGGTCGACATCACGCAGACTGCATCCGGCAGCGAATACCGCCGGCTGGTGCATCCCTATCCGCGTCGCATCTGGAACGTGTTCTACACGCAGCAGACGGCCGACCTGTGGAGCCAGGTGCTGGCGCTGTACCATCGCGCCTACGGCATGTTCGCAGGGTTCCGCGTCAAGGCGCTGGACGACTACAGCACCAATGGCCGCACCGGCGCGCCTACGGCAAGCGATCAGGAACTGGCCGTGGTCACCAGCGGCAGCGTGTACCAGCTTCAGGTCGCCTACGGAACCGGCGGCACGCCGCTTGCCATCGGCGAACCGGTGCGCACGATCTTCAAGCCGGTATCCGGTTCGGTCAAGGTCGCCATCGGCTCGCTGGAGCAGGCGATCACTACGATGTGGAGCGTGAGCACGATTACCGGTCGCGTGACATTCGCCGCCAACAAGTCTCGCGCCATCACCGGCATCAGCAAGGCATCCAGCGCCGTGGTCACGGTCGGGTCGCATACCTTCGTCAGCGGCGAATCGGTGCATTTTTCCGGCGTGGCCGGCATGACACAGATCAACGGACTGCGCGGCACCATCACCGGCACCGACGCGACGCACATCACGGTCGCCATCGACAGCGCGGCGTTTTCCACCTGGAGCAGCGGCGGAACTGTCAACACCAGCCCGCAGAGCGGCGAGACGGTGAACGGCGGCTGCGAATACGACATCCCGTGCCGCTTCAACAGCCGCATCGACGTGGCCGCGCTTTCGCCTGGCGTGCGCGAATCCGGCCAGATCGAAATCGTCGAGCTGCTCAATCCATGAGATTTACCCAATGAAACCGGCCGTAGCCAACCGCGCGTACAAGATCCACTGCCTGCGCATCGTCCCGAACTGGGGCGACCCGGTGTATCTGACCGACCACCCGCGCGACCTGGTGATGGGCGCCAACACCTACCGCACCGACAGCGGCTACCAGTTCAGCGGACTGGCCAGCGAAGCCGGGATGGCGCCTGGGGTGATGGATCTGGATGGCATCGCGGGCATCGCTGGCATCGACCGCGACCAGATTATCTCCGGCGTATTCGATGGTGCACGTGTCTACGCCTTCGCAACCACCTGGGTCACCCCGACCGAGGACGAGGAACCGCTTGGGGTTGCGATCATGGGCAAAACCACGACCCGAGACGATCGCTACACCACCGAGCTTATGATGTTGATCGACGCGCTTAACCAGAGTGTCGGCAAGGTATACACACCGGCTTGCCCGAAGACGTTCGGCGGTCAGGAATACGCCGGTTGCTCGGTCGACCTTGGGCCGATTACGGTAACTGGCACGGTCACCGCCGTTACCAGCAACAGTGCCTTCCGTGACGACACGCGCACCGAAGACCCGGATTATTTCGGCGAGGGAACGATTGCCTTCACCACAGGGGCCAATGCTGGACTCAAACCGCTTGAAATCAAGGCCTACGTTGGCGTCAACAGCAAGGGCATCACCGCTATCACCAATGCCGCCAGCGCGGTCGTCACAGTCGGCACGCAAACCTTCGTCCTTGGTGACGTGATTGCCTTCTCGGGCGTTTCCGGCATGACTCAGATCAACGGTCTCACCGGAACGGTGACAGCCATCGGCGCAACCACGATCACGGTCAACATCAACAGCACGTCTTTCAGCACCTACACCAGCGGCGGAACCGCTGCGTTGCTTGCCGGCGGCATCACCACGCACGAGGCCTTCCACTACCCGGTTGAAGTCGGCGACGCCTACACGATGACCCCGGGCTGCCGGAAGCGGCTCGAGGACTGCCGCGACAATTGGAACAACGTCGTCAACTTCGGCGGATTCTCGTGGGTGCCGACGCAAAGCACCTATACAAAGGTGGGCGGCACATGACAACCGCATCGGCGATTATCGCAGCCGCGCGTGAATGCCTGGACACACCGTTTGTGCATCAGGGCCGCATCCTTGGCCACGCGCTCGACTGTGCCGGCGTTGCCGTGCATGTGGCCAGGCGTTGCGGGGAGAACGTGAATGAGCCAGCGGCCTATAGCCGCTGGCCCAATAAAGCCATGCTCGAATGGTGGCTTGAGCAACAGCCGTTCCTCGAACGTGCCGCGCCGGCCGCTGCCGGCGACCTGCTGCTGATGCGGTTCAGCGGCGAGCCGCAGCATCTCGCCGTCTACACCGGAGAGAACATCATCCACGCCTACCAAGCTGCCGGTCGTGTTGTCGAGCACGTCCTCGACGACAAGTGGCGCCGCCGCATCGTGCGTGTCTACCGTTTTAAGGACGCAAGCCATGAGTAGCGTTGGGCAAGCACTTGGCGGTATCGTCGGCGGCGCCATCGGGTTTTTCTTAGGCAGCCCGCTGTACGGCGCACAGATCGGCATGATGATCGGCGGCGCAATCGACCCGCCCAAAGGCCCGACGATCAACGGCCCGCGACTCGACGACCTCAGCGTTCAGACCAGCACCTACGGGGCGCCCATCCCGCGCAACTACGGCACCATTGCACAGACGGGAAATGTGTTCTGGCTACAGGGAAACAAGATCACCGAGGTTCAGACGAGCACGGAAAGCGGCGGCAAGGGCGGCCCGGTTACTACCACGAACACTTGGAGTTATTACGCTACCTTCGCCGTCGGCTTGTGCCAAGGCCCGATCGACGGCGTTCGGCGCATCTGGATTGGAGAGCAGTTGTGGTATGACGCGGGGAGCGACGACCTGGCGGCCATCATCACCAGCAACCAGAATGCCGACAAGTTCACGCTTTACCTTGGAACCGATACGCAAAACGCAGACCCGTTGATCCAGGCCGACAAGGGCGTCGCCAATGTGCCAGCTTACCGCGGGCTGGCTTATATCGTCTTCGACACACTGCCGCTGGCCAATTACGGCAACAGCCTGATGGGGGCGCAGGTAAAAGTCGAGATTGTGAAAGACGCCACCTACAGTGCGTGGACCGTCATATCCGACGATCAATCAACTACCGACACGCTTGGGGGAGAGTTTCGGTCGGTCACCTATGCGGACAGCGAAGCGTTCTATGAGTGGTCAGTAGACTCGTTCGGCACCACCCCGACCCCGAGCTTGTTCACGGAATGGCGTGTAGACCACGCCACCAAGGTGCGTTCTCCCATAGCCCATGCCTCGGCTGACATCGACCTTCTGTACGAATACGCGGATGACCCGACGGCTCGGGCGACCTGCATGGGGTACGGCGACAGTCATACCCTGGTCGTGCCGGTCTCAGCCGGGTACGGGCTCGCGGTTATCGGGGCTGATGGTTCTATTCAGTACAGCTTCCCGCCAGGGTCGTCGTGGGAGTCGATTACCCGATACTGCCTCGTCGATAACGTTCTCGTTTATTGTTCGACGCATGACGGCGGGGCGAGCACGGACAAGCATCTGGTCGTTCACGATCTCTCTCAGCCGGTGTCACTTGAATACGACTTTTCCGGGGCGATTCCGACGGCCATTTATAGCGTGGCGATTTCGGGTGGAAAAGTGTTCGTGTGCTCGGCGGTCAATGTCCACATATTCGACCTGGCAACGAGAACATGGCTCGCCAATACCGCGCTCACTACCTTCACCGGGATCGGCGTAATAAATGGCGGGCGGGAACTCTGGTCTGGCAATCCCGCGACGGGCTACCTCTATTTCTGCGACAACTCGATTATCTATCGCGTCGATGCCGACAGTTATGCTGTCACTTCAATCTGTACGTCGACCAACTCATTCCTGACCGGCGGGCGCATCAGGCTGTTTCACGATATTGGCGACGACCTGTTGTTCTGCAGGCGCATACCGCTGCTCCCGTCCACCTATGGAACGTTCCATGTCAGCCATGCGCAGAATATCCTGACGCACTCTGCAGTTGCTCTTGGGGACATAGTTGAATCCGAATGTCTGACCAGCAACATCATCGTCTCGGGCGACCTCGACGTGACCGAGCTGGACGACCTGGTGCGCGGCTACCGCGTCACCAACGTAGGCGCGATTCGTGGCGGGGTGGAGCCATTGCGCGCGGCGTGGCCGTTCGATGTCGTGCAGCACGGATACCAGATCAAGTTCGTGCGGCGCGGCGGCTCCAACGTGGTCACCATCCCGACCTCTTTACTCGATGCCCGCGTAGCCGGTGCCGAGCCAGGCGTGCAGGTTACCGATGCACGTGAGATGGACCTGATGATCCCGCGCAAGGTGTCGGTGAACTATGTTGATGTCACACGGGAGTACGACACCAACCAGCAATCCTATGAGCGCGTCAATACGGATGCCGTGGGGGAGCGTGCGGTCGACCTGCCAATCGTGTTCAGCGCAGCAGAAGCAGCGCAGACGGCAGAGGTGCTCAACTACCTGTACTGGATGGAGCGCCACGACGTCGAATTCGTGTTGCCGCCAGTGTACGCTGACCTCGAGCCTGCCGACGTGCTCACGATCACCGGCACCGGGGCAACCTGGGAACTGCGTTTGGTATCGACCAACACGCTGCCGGACGGGCGCATCGAGTGCCGCGCCAAGTATAACAGGGCGGCGCTGTATGCCCCGGTTGCCCTTGGCGAAGAGGGGCAATCTACCGGGAGCCTGCTGACGCTGGCCGGGCCATGCGCCTACAGCCTGCTCGACATCCCGCTGATGCGCGATGATGACGACACCGCCGGGTTCCCTGTCGCCATGTCGGGGTACAACAGCGATTGGCCAGGCGGCGTGCTTTACCGCAGCGACGATGGCGGCCAAACGTGGGCTGACTTGCGCGCATTCACACCTGGCACGGTGATTGGCTACGCCTCCACCAAACTCACGGGCCACGGTGGCACAGTTTATGACTTTGCCTCCACGCTCACGGTTCGAGTGTACTCCGGTACGCTATCGAGCGTGACCGAAGCACAGCTATTCGCCGGGCAAAATTGGTTTGCCTACGGAGCCGATGGCCGCTGGGAGATCATCGCGGCTCGTACCGCCACGTTGCAAGGCGATGGCAGCTACGTGCTACAGGATTTTCTGCGCGGCCAGAGGGGAACCGAGTGGGCTACCGGGCTGCACGCATTGAACGACACTTTGGTTCTGCTGTCGGCAACGGCGCTCGGATTCATCAGCGTCAACTCCAGCAGCATCGGCATTTCCAGCGCATACAGGGCGATCACCGCAGGGGCGGCGCTAGACAGCGACACCGATCGTGCGTTCACATATACCGGGGTCAATCTCGAATGCCTGAGTCCTACGCATCTCACCGGCAACCGCCATCCGTCTACCAATGACTGGACGCTGACATGGACGCGCCGCAGCCGCTATGGCGATTGGCGCGACTACATCGATGCGCCGCTTGGCGAAGCAAGCGAATCGTATGTCGTAGAGGTGTATTCCAGCAGCGCCTATACCACGCTCAAGCGCACCTTGACCGCAACCAGCCAAACAGTCGCCTACACCAGCGCCCAGCAGGTGACGGACTTCGGCAGTAACCAGTCGACGCTTTACGTTAAAATCTATCAACTCTCAGCCACCGTCGGACGCGGGTATCCGCTGACGCAATCAATCACGAGGTAACCGCCATGGCCGACTCAACAGCAAAGCTCACCCAACTCATCACCGCCAACGGTGGCAAAGAAGCAACCGTCAATGAGTTGATGGCCGCGCTTTCGATCGGCAGCCCGTTGTCGCGCCGGCAGTCGTCGTCAGGGCTAAACTGGGACTATCACGGGATTGACCGCTGGCACATCAACGCCACCGCCACCACGAAGGCAAACACCACGCTTGCGCTCACTGCGTCCAGCACGCGATACATCGCAGCCGACCGCGCACTTGCAGTCACAGACAATGCCACCGTGTTCCCGCCTGACAGATTGGCTCTATACAAGGCGGTCACCGGCACGTCATCCGTGACAAGCTACGAGGATCACCGCGACCTGCATCACATCAACCGCTTTCTCTACGGCCGATTCACGCAGGCCATGGGGGACGCAAACCAGACGCTCTCTTACCAGCAGGCAATGTGTGAAAGCATGGAGCTGACGGGGGCGCTCACCGCGCTGCGGGATGTCGTCGTGCCGCTGGTGCCGCGCGCATGGACTGTGTTCGCCAACACCAGCGGCGGCTTCGGCGTGCGCGTCATCAGCACCTCCGGCACCGGGATAACGGTGGCTGACGGGAAAACAGCTATTGTTGAATGTGACGGGACGAACGTGAGGCGGGTTACTGCGGATGTTTGACCGTGCACTTTGCGCAGCGATTAAAACGATGCAGGATATGGCAATGGCAGGGGCAATCGTTTTTATCGCCGTAGCGGCGATTCTGGCAGGGCAGGTTTTCGCGGGTCCGCTTGACGAGACGCGCTACTGCACAGTCACCCCGCACCGCGACAAGGACGGCAGCATCACCCGTCGTGCAGACGTCCTGCGCGCCTTTCGCAAACTCTACCCATGCCCGAGCACGGGAAAGGCAACAGGTGCATGCCCTGGCTGGAATATCGACCACACCATCCCGCTCGCATGCGGAGGCTGCGACGCCGTCAGCAACCTGACCTGGCTACCCGTCCAGATCAAACGCTGCCCCGGAGATTTCTGCAAGGATCGCTGGGAGCGCAAACTCTACTGCAAGCCATCAAACCTGAGCCGCCCTGTGTAATTCCTGTGTAATCTGCAGGCGATTTGTACCGCGCAACGCTCGCCAGCCCACGCATCCACGCCGCTTTGCTGGCATGCTGGAGCATTCACACGCCTTCACACGGCAGGGGTTCTCCGCTATTGGCGCGGCTTCCGAGGCTGTCTGTGTAATTTCCGGTGCAATCCGGGCGCGTAGCTCAGGGGTAGAGCACTACCTTCACACGGTAGGGGTCACAGGTTCGAAACCTGTCGCGCCCACCATCCTTATTTGATCTTGAATGCCCTGAGCATGGCATCGCGCTGTTGCTCGATCTGCATGTGCGCGTAGCGCTCGGTCGTCTTCACGCTGCTGTGTCCGAGGATCTTGCTGACGGTGAACAGGTCCGCGCCGGTGGCGATGAGGATGCTGGCGCAGCTGTGGCGCAGGTCGTGGAAGTTGACGTCCGGAAGACCGGCGGCGACGCGGGCGCGGCGCCAGGATGTCTTGATGCCTTCGAATTTGATCTGCAGCGGGACGTGTTTGAGCCATGGGCGAACGGCTGGGACGATTGGGACGCTGCGGGTGCGCAGGGTTTTGGTGTTCCCGGCGTGGATGATCATGCTGTCGCGGCAGATGTCTTCTCGGCGCAGTTTGAGGATTTCTCCGCGTCGCGCGCCGGTGAGCAGGGCGATCCAGATGGCGGCCTTGACCGGTTCGCTGCAATGGCTGGCGATGGCATGCACCTGGTCGATGCTCAGGTAGGTGCTGCGGGCGTTGTTCTCAGGCACGCGCTTGACGTGGGCGCTGTAGTCGGAGGCTGTGATGCCGTGCTCCCATGCGATGCGCAGGGCTTTTTTTAGGGTGCCGAGGCTGCGATTTATGGTGCCGGATGCATAGTGGCCTGTCATGTCCTTGACGATGTGGGCGGCAGCCTGGCGGGCCTGGCTGGCGCGGTATTTTTCGAGCCAGCGGCCGATGCGTCTGGCGTGATCGAGTGCGGTAGATGTGCTGCGCAGGTGTTCTGCGTGGGCGGTGTAGAGGGTCATGATTTCGGTGAGGCGCGGGTCGCCTGGGATGCGCGGGATTTTGTCTACGGCCATGGCGGCGCGCAGATCGGCCTCTAGCTGCTTGGCATCACCCGCAGTTGCACCAGTCGGCAGGATTCTGTGAACGCGGCGGCCTCCGGCCATGATGCCGACGTGGCGCCGGCCGTTTTTGTCGATCCAGATTGACATTGATGCTCCCGCAGCCAGGCTTTGCATTCGTCCAGGTCGTAGCGTTTTGCCCGGATCCCGACTGGAGTATATGGCATGCCGTCGAGTTCGAGGCGACGCACGGTGGACTCGCTGATGGTGAGGGCCGCGCAGAGCTGCTGGCGGGTGAGGGATGGTGTGGTCATGCAATCCGGTCCAGCGGGCTGAACACGCCCATTCCGCCGCGGTTGAGCACGTGGGTGTAGATCATCGTCGTGCTGACGTCGCTGTGCCCCAGCAGTTCCTGCACGGTGCGGATGTCGTAGCCATTTTCGAGCAAGTGGGTGGCAAAGGAATGCCGGAGTGTGTGCGGGTGCACTAGCTTGTGGATGCGCGCGGCCTGCGCGGCGATCTTCACGGCGCGCTGGATGTTTCGCTCGCACCAGTGGTGCCGGCGGACGCTGCCTGTGCGTGGATCTGTGCTGTGGGTGGGTGCGGCAAAGACATACTGCCATGCCCATTCGGCCCCGGCCCTTGGATATTTGCGGCTGATGGCATCCGGCAACTCGACGTCGGCATGCCCGGTGGACAGGTCGAGGTTGTGCCAACGGCGCCGCTCGTCGATGTGCTGGATCAGGTCTTCGACCAGGGTGGCGGGCAGCATGGTGATGCGGTCTTTGTTGCCCTTGCCTTCGCGGATGGTGATCTGGCGGCGGGCAAGGTCAACGTCCTTGATGCGCAGCCGCAGGCATTCCTTGATGCGCATGCCGGTGCCGTACAGCAGCCGGATGATGAGGCCATTGGTGCCGCTGACGTGGGTCAGCATGGCAGCGATTTCCTGCTGGGTGAGCACGCTTGGCAGTCGCTTGGATACCTTTGCCCGGGTGACGCCATCCAGCCATGGAAGGGCGACGTGCAGTACGTCGCGGTAGAGAAACAGGATGGCGTGCATGGCCTGGTTCTGTGTCGACGCTGAGACGTTGCGATCGGTGGCCAGGGCGGACAGGAATGATTCGACTTCTGGTGCGCCCATGTCTGCAGGGTGGCGCTTGCCGTGGAACAGGATGAAGCGCTTGGCCCAGTGCAGGTAGGTTTTTTCGGTGGAATAGCTGTAGTGCTTGGTGCGGATGACCGCGCGCATCTGGTCCAACAGCTTTGGCTGCTGGACGATCGGCGCACTGTCGTTAAATGCCGGCAGCGCTGTCGCGGTTGGTTTTGCGAGAGTTAGCATTGGCGCGGGTCTCCGGGTTTTGGTAGTGAGTTATCAGACAATGTCTGTCGGAGAATTTAAGTTAGCCATCAGTAGTCTTCGCATCCACTGGCCTGCCCGTAGTCAATCAGCCCGAGCATCAGCCCGGCCTGTGCTGCTCCGTATCCTTCCTCGCGGTACGCTTGCACCGTTTCTGCGCTCACATCGCCAATGCCGTGGCGGTCCTGCCATTCAACAATTTGCAGCAGCGTTC